GGAAACCTGGTTGATCTTTGTGATCAATGTCTGGTTCCAGTCTTTCTGAGTGTAACCTTGAAGTGTAGTATTTGAATTTCCACCATATTTCCACTCATTATAGTCCCAACGAGCTTTCCAAGCCGCACCTTTTCTAAGGTCACGAAGGATTTCACGGTCAACTTCAGCAGCTATCTGTTCTGAAAGAAGAGCTGTTAACTCAGCTTCAGCATCGATGTTGTGGAATGCACTTACGTCCTGTGCAAGTTCAGGTGACCAGCTAGCTCTCAATTTTCTTTCGGTAACCGATACAGTCACAGATGAAAGATCGAAAGATACTTCACCGATTTCTTCTTCGAATTCCAAAGTGTCATACACTCTGAAGTAAATACTAATAGCGGATTCAGTTAAACCAGTAGAAGGTACAGTGTATGATGCGAACCCAGATGTTGAGGAATATGTATCACAATCTACCTGAATAAACATTTCACCAGCTTGACTACAAAGATTCTGATAGCTACCACTTGGATATGCTGCAGTTGTTGCTTTTGTACCATATTCAACGATACCTTTACCATACTTCTGACTTACAACATTGAAGTTTCTAGAAACTGCTGTAAGATTTATGTCCCCAGCGACATTCCATGTGATATAAGCTGATGCAAGAAAATCTTCAGTATCCATAACGTTTCCGTTAGGTCCGATAAGTTTACTTTCACCATCTTGTGAGAATCCTGTGAACTTTGCAGTAAACGAGTTAATCGTTTCACCTGAGTAATTCCAATCAGCCCATGCTCCGTTGATGAATTTTCCAGTCTGAGCGGCGGTTCGGCCTGACAGAATGAATTTACCTTTTGAGTAATCGAAAAGTCCTGTATCAGGATCGTTACCATCACCAGTTTCATAGAAACGGTCATAAAGGTTTTTACCTGTTCCGGATGTTCCATTAGTTGCAGGATATCCGTCAGCCTGAGCGTCAGTTGTGTTAGGATACCCATAAGGAGCGTAATGTCCTGATGCGGTTCCATCTCTTGCAACTCTTTCCTGAATTTTAGGAATGAAGAAGAACAATTTTCCGATAGGAAGGTTCATAGCCTGAACACTAACGATGTCGTTAGCTAAAAGCTTAGAGAATACTCTCCTGATGATCGGGAAAACAACAGTTTCGAATGATCCACTTGAATCACTAACTGCAGCTTCGTTTATCAAGAAACTCGCTTCGTTTTCATACAACTGAGCGATGTTGTCTTTCTGATGTCCTACAAGTCCCTCAAGGAAACCTAGGTCATCCCATTTTCTTATGGTATCTTCTTTGATAACTCTAAGGTGTTTTAACCCGATGTTACCAACCATACCTGATTCTAATAATGCTCCCATTTAATATTGGTTTTTAATTTTTATTTTTTATTATTATTTTAATTTTCTCATCAATTCTTTCATTCTCGCAAACTGAGGATTCTCATAAGCTTTTGACTCTGATAAAACTTCAGTACTTGAAGATGTTTTCGTTGATGCAATTTTTTCCGCCATTGATTCGGTTACTGGTTTCTTATTTTCAAGTTCGCCTTTAATAGCAGTGTAAAGAGTTTTTGATTCACTTATAAGTGAAATCGAATCAAATCTCTTCAAAATATTCAATTTCTCTGTTTTTGTTGTTGAATGCTCGGTAAATAAACGAGTAGCGTAAGCCAAGTTTGCATTGAATACAGCGACTTCGTTGATTTTATCTTTGAACAACACTAACGCTTTTTTATATTCTGCGTTTTGTGTTCTAAGAATTGCAACTTCTTCGTTGATATTTGCAGGAGGTGCTCCAGTTGCCCATTTAGTTTTGGATGGAAGACCTGCTCTTTTAGGCCCGTCTGCAGGTTTGTTTCCATGACGATTCGTCATAGTCCTAGCTGCTTCAGTAGCTTCCACTTTTTTATCTCCACATTCATCACATTCTTTTTCTTCTTTCGGCTCTTTAACGACAGGTTTGCCTTCACCTTTTACAGGTGTTCCAGGATGGTTTTCAACTTGTTTTGCATTGCTACCACCTTTTCCAGGTTCTTTCGTTTCTGCAGGTTTTGTTCCCTTTGGAGGAGTCCCGTCATGTTTTTCAGACTGTGTTACTTTCGTACCACCTTTTCCAGGTTCTTTCGTTTCTGCGCTTCCCAATCCTTTTGGAGGGGTGCCAGGTCTTTTAATACCTTCTTGTTCCTTAACCTCAGTAGCACGGAGTTTCTTGCCTTGGGATGTTCCGGCCTTATCAAAAGGATCACTCTTGTTTGGGCTTTTAGTTGGAAGTGCAACACCTTCTTTAGTTTCGGTTCTTTTACCGCTTACTTTTTTATCGAAAGGTGAGTTCGTTCCTTCTGTAGCTTCAACTTCTTCATCATCTTCGTCATCGAGTTCGATTTCGTAAATAACTTCGTCGCTTTCTGCAAGTCCACTTGGCATTTCACCCGACATTTCGTCTGGCATTTCGTCTGGCATTTCTGATGGAAGTTCACTTTCTTCGGCTTCGTCATCATCAAGTTTGATAATGTAGTCGTTTCCGTCGTCTGAGAACTGAACAGTATTACCGTCTTTCTTAACAACAATACCATCTTCAGGTTTCATAGCTTTGAAAACTTTCAAAACTTCTGCTTCTGAAGCTCCAGTCATGTCAAGAGTATCGTCGTCTTCTGATTCCGGTTCGCCCATTTCGTCGTCGTCAACAGCAGGGAATTCACCCTCTGGTTCGTCTTCGAGGCTAGGATCGGCATCATCGGCGTCGTTATCCGGTTCTGCATCGCCACTTATCGAAGTTTCATCATCACCTGCTTCAGCGGGTACATCTTTTTCTTCTTCTTCAGGATCTTCATCCTCTTGTTCTTTGAGCAAATCATTTAGTTCTTGTTTCATAGTAGAAGCAAGTATACCTTTTGCGTTCGCTTTAACTGCCTCTTCAAGTGTTGATACCTGAAGTAATGCTTGTTCTAAAATAGATTTGTTAGCCATTTTTCTTTTTCGTTTGTTTTTATAAATACATTGATATTATTAAAAGTTTATTATTTTATATCGTTAATCTAAAAAAAATTCATTATTTACTTAAAAAATTATCCAATCTTCCCATAAGAGACTTGATTTTATTTTCTTCGGGTGACTTTTCTTCGATAGTTTCTTCATATTTCATTCTATCATCTAAGTCACTAAATATATATGCTCCAGGTGTTGACGGTGATGATACGATATCAAAACATACAAGTTCGAAGTCGTCTTGTACAACATTTTGTCCTTTTGCGTTTTTTAATGATCCTACGCCACGGGAAGATATTCCCAATGTCGCCCCATTTAACAATAGATTAGCGGTTTGGTCACCCTTACAACTGATGATGCCCATCTTCTTCCAGCCTGGTGAAGTAAATACTCTAATCTTACCGACTAAGGTATTACCTTCCCACCATGTCTCAAGAATGGAATGGGACACTCTGTCTAAATCTATAAGGGATGATGTAGGATGGTTGAGCTCGCTTAATGCTCCACCATTTTTGATGATTTGTTGATATTTGTCGTTTTCTCGTCTTAAAACAGATTCGGGATAAATCCTTCCGTTCTTATTGGGTATATCATATTTTTGTAAAACAGCATAAAGGATCAGGTCTTTAGAAAAGTCCATGTCCTTCATTTCTGATATAACTTGCTTGTTTTCTTCAGGGGAGATATGCCCAGCATCGAATTCTATGAGAATTCCCCTTTGATTTGTATCGTTCGGCCCTAATACCTTCATCTATAGTTTTACTATAAATACATCGGTATCGAAACTTATTTTTTATTTATGAAAAAAATATTTTATTTTTTAATAGATCAATATTAATATTTTTGTTATTAAGTTCGATTCCATAAATTTTTAAGGGGGTATTTTTAAATAATGTTATCTCCCTTTCGGTGCTCAATAACATATTCGCCATAAATGTTTCTCCCCAATCGACATATTTCTCATTTATTTCTGATGTTATATAAGCATCATTTCCTTTATCTTGCCCCCCATATGCAACTCCTCCTTGCGGATCCCACGACCAGTAAATACCCAAATGTTTTCCTTGAGACGATAAATGTTCAATCCAATTATCATCGACATCAATAGCCCTATAAATTTTAATTTTATTTGTAACAGGATTAATATAATTAGAAATTTCATTTTTGAATTCTGAAAGTGAATTTCTTAACCTATCAATAACATATTGTTTAAATTCGGGAGATTTTCGAATTTCTAATTCAGTCTTTTCGTCAACAGGTGTATCTGGACTCATCTTATCATATCTATAATCCCATATCATGAAATCAGATTCAGATCTAATATTTCCATTAATAAAGTTTGTAATGAATTTATCATTTAGAAAATAATCATCCTTAAAATTGTGAAAAGATAATTCACAAATTAAAGACCCCGATAATCTATAAAAATTACGAATATGTTCTTCCGAAATAACTTTTTCCACTATAACCAAATAGTTTCCTATAAATATTATAGGGAATCTTATTTTTTATTTTTGGAAAAATTAAATAAATTTTTATTATCTAAATCTGAATTAATTATATCTTCAACCAAGGTTTTTATTATATTCTTTAATTCCTTAGTTCGTATATCGAAATGTTTTTGGGTGAATAATGTTATTTCCAGATTAATAAAGGATTTTTTCCCCAATTTAATTCCCTTTGTTCTAACATCTAAATCGACTATTGATTCCCTTTTAAATAAATCAGATTTTAAATCGTATATTCGTAATTTTATTTTTCTTTTTGTTTTGGATAGTAATTCATTAAATTCATCATCCATATCTTCGGGTTCAACCCATGAATTTAATTTAACATAAATGGTTTTTAAATTTTTATAATCTACAGTACCATATCCGATCTTTACATTATCATAATAGCCTAATGTAATAAATTTCCCAGTTTTCATCAATTCTCATCATATATCTCTATTTTATGGTGTTTTTATAAAATATACAGAAAAGAAATTATAAAACAAAAAAAAACGGACTTAAAGTCCGCTTTTCAATTGTTGTAGTTTATAATAGTTGTATTTTGACGGTTTCATACATGTTGCTTCTGAAAGCGCAGTACCTAATTTTAGTTTTAAATCGGTATTTTTTTCTTCCGAAAGTATCTCATTCATTTTTGTTGTTACTTCTTCCTGTAATGATTCAAAATTAGTTTTTAGATCCTCATCTGATATTGATAGTATTTTTGACAATTCCTTTTTCTCGTTCTCGTCTAGAGTATTACCATATAACACATTAAAATTATTCACTAAAACATTGTGCAAAAGATTCTCATTATCTGTGAATGTTATTCCTTCAACAATTGGTGTTTCCTTTTTGGTTGTTAAATGTTCGATAAGTTTTTTCTTTGCTATGATTCTTTTATCGATATTCTGTAACTTACGAGGATCTATGAACGCATCCAAATTAGAATATAACTCATTCTCCTCAACCTGAATATTTTTAAATTCATTCTCAAATATTTTACAGGTCTTCTTAATATGAGATGGCTTGTCATATAATATTGATCGTATTTCTTCAAGATATAATGCGGCATCTTCTGGACTTTCAATATATTTGTTCTCGAATTCCTCATAAAACAAATACATTTCCTTGAAGTTCTTATCTTTCTTAATGGTAGTTATAATCTCTTTAATCTGTTCTTTATCCTGCTTGGCATAAGATTCAGTTAACGACTGTAAAACCTTACTTTTAATTGTTCCAAATTTATTCATCTTTTATTGATTTAAAATTTCATTTATTGCTTTCTCCATTTGATAAATATTCTCCTGTGCTTTTTTCCCATCAAATAAATTCTCCAATGTTACGTCTTCATTTAACATAGACAATATTTTATCCTTCCTTGATTCACTTAATGGCGCCGCCCCAGTCGCTGGCGCTGTCCCTACTGGAGCTCCAGCTTCATTTCCTGTCGCTGCTGGTGGTTCACCTAAACCTCCGCCAGGTGCTCCTGCCATTTCAGGCATACTTCCGCCACCACCGCCACCGCCGCCAGGTGCTTCACCAGGTTGAGCAGTTGCGCCCGAAGCTTCAAGTTTCTTACGCTCTTCTTCAGGTATTCCATATTTTTTATCAACATCATCAAAGACGCCAGTACGTTTAATTATCATTTGAGTATTTGTTAACTCAAATCCGATTGCCCTTTCCATCCTCTGTTGCTGTAGGTCAAGTATAACTTCGTTATCACTAAATCCAAGAATGTTCTTTTTAGCCCATGTATGTGAAACAGGAAGAATACCCATCTGTGATTGATCTGATGTTGCGTCCTTATACATCGTGATTTTTTCTTTCCATTGTTCAATCTTCAATAAATCAGATTGGCCAGATGGATTAGTCATCATCAAAGTAAAATTATTCAATTCATCTTCAAGACCTAAAAGAAACAATTGAATTAACGCTATCTTATTTAATTCCTGAATTACTGACATCTGTATTCTATTGATCGTTCTTGCAAAACGAATATCAAGTAATGCCAATCCTTTACCATTACCAATAACATCTTCAAATCCTAAAAAAGCTTTCGGAATACGAAGAGCCGCCAACATTTTCTTTTGAATATATTCAATGTCCGCAATTTCACCCAAATTTTGTGCACCTGGTAATGTTTCAATTGGACTGGCTTGTGATGCGTCACGCACTGGAATAAAATAATCCTGATCAACACTATTGACTGTAAATGAACCACTTACAGAGATTGTTCCATCTATGTTAAACGATTTTATTGCAAAATTATGCCTATCATTTTCGTCGTTCGGTCCAACTACTGTCATGCAATAAACATCTTCATTTCCATAATATTCGTCAATTCTCAAAACCTTATGATTTAAT